TATAAATTTTGGTCGTATAAATTTTAAATTTAGACCCACTTAGAGCCCGCCAGGAAACCCAACAAGATTAGCACCAATGCCAAAGCCAGCGCCAGAACGAGTGGTTACAGCGATGCTGGGGACATAGGTATCCAAAATGCTAAAGGTAGCGGCGGCAGTTAACGCAAGCAAAACAATCTCCTCAACATTCAAAGAACGTTTAGGAATAGCATAGGCAGCAATAGCAACCATCAAGCCCTCAACTAAATACTTGATTACCCTTTTTACAAGCTCGGCAATATCAAACATCTTATATTAAATAAAAAGAAAAAAAATAATTTATGCGATAAAAACTTAAAATCAAAATATGTCTAAAGTATAAAATGGTAGCGCATTCAAAAGTAAAACGTCCAGAGGATGTGAATGAAAACCTTGCAGGTTTTGAAAAGAAGACAACCGAAAAGGGCAGTGTTAATCCTAAATATGTTGATGTTTTGGATGAAGATAAACCACTTGCTGGACAAAAATTTGTCTGTATTTCGTTTATTTCTCCTGAAAGAATAATAAAACAAAAGGAGTTGTTCTTTTTTGAAGAGTTCCTAAAGAAGTGGGAATTCTCAAAAAGCATGGAAAAGTTTGTTCAGTTTTTGAATTTTATTAGTTATAAATATAAACTATCGTTTGAGGAGATTTCTAAGGATTTTAAAGAATTTTTAACAGAAGAACAAGCAGGTTTTATTGACGGTGGAATGGAAAATGATTATAAGACGTTTATTGACCAGAATGAAGAGGACCTTGAAAACTCATTTAATGCTAAACATAGTTTTCAGACTTCAACTCGTGGAATAAAAATTCGCGGCGCATATCCCACAATGGAAGAAGCCGAGTTACGCTGCAAAATGTTGCGTGAATTAGACCCTAACCATGATGTGTTTGTTGGTCCAATTGGTTTATGGATGCCATGGGACCCCGAGGCATATAAGACTGGACGTGTTGAGTATATGGAGGAAGAATTAAATCAACTTATGCATGAGAAAAATAAGAATGAGGCATTTGCTAAATCCGCTTTTGACCAGCGTGTTAAGGAGACAAAGAAGAAGGCTATTGATGAGAATATTAAGTTGGCGGAAAAAACTGGCGCGACCCTCACTCAAACGATTGATGATGAGGGAAATCTTGTTGGCGTAAGTAATATGAATACTCAAGAGAGAACATTGAAGGACCAGGGTTCAATCTCTGCTGCTGATATCCGGGCAGAATTATTTGAGGGTGAAAATATTGTCATTGGAAAGACCGATAATGGACAAAGTGAACTTATAAGCGGGCCTTTTGCGACCAAGGATAAGAGCGATTAAACTGCCGCGCTAAAATAAAAATCATTATATTATTTATTGAACGTAATATAACGATTTGTCTGTTGTTGTTTTGTTTTATTTTATGTTGTTTTGTTTTGTCAATTTTCTAGATTTCTTACCCCTTTTTAATTTTCTTCGGTTTCCGCCTCTGTTTGATTCTAGTGGAAATACTTGCGGAACTTCAACGTGTGCTGTAGGTATTATGTTTAAAAGTTCATCATATACTTCAGGTGCATTTTGTTCTGCATTTTGTGGTCTAATTGTATTAAACAATCTTATAATAACCGCTATTAAGTAACTTAATGTATTATAAATTGCTTCTAATGGAAAATGCAAAACCATATGTGTAATTTTTAAGGCAAGCGTGGCATACAAATTAATTAAAAAAAATAATGTTCCCAAAAACCACATTAATATATAAATAAGTGTTAACACGCATTTATCCGGACTCATTATTTTGCAATTAGCGCCTTGAATAAGATTAACAGGAATTGCTACAAACATGTTATTAATTCTATCTAAATAAGTAGCCGTTGCTTCGTCAAAAACTTTTGGGTGAAAGTAATTGGAATTACTTCCGCGATTACCGAGGCCTTCGGGGTCAAGAGGTTCGGCATCATAAATTGGAATTCCAATTCCTTGTCCTAAGGGAATTTCTACTGCTTCTGCTTCTTGACCCCCTTTTTGCCTTCTTGTTCTTCTTCCTCCCATTCTTCCTCCCATTCTTCCTCCCATTCTTCCTCCCATTCTTCCTCTAAATCTGTTATACGCGGTCTTTATTCTATTTTTAAATCCAGTAAAACCAGTTTTCAGAATTGCTTCATTTAACGCAATGCGCACATCATCCAACTTTGAAATAATCATTTTCTGTTCTTTTGTTTTAACCGCGCTACTTAATGTATCTATAATATTAACAATTGTGGTTCTAAGGAGTTTTTTTCCGAATGGAAATTTTGCTAACACCAATGGGTCAATTTTATTTAATAGTGCAGTTGTTTCTACTTCATTTTTGGGAACAATTGATTCTATCTTAGGCAATTCTTTTTTAACTTGTTGTTTTATTTCATTATTTACTTCATCTTGTGATGGAATGTTTTCACCTGGTTTATCCATAATATAATATAATATAAATATAATTGTCTTTTTGTTTTGTTTTATTTTGTTTTATTTTGTTTTATTTTGTTTTATTTTGTTTTATTTTGTTTTATTTTTTTACTTTAAATATATCTTTTTGGGTTTGCGCAATTTTTTATTCCTTCGTGATTTTCGCTGTTTATTATTACCTTTTCTTTTTGTTTTTTTATTGATGCCCTTAGCCAAAGTTCTCCTCATGTATCTAATTCTTCTATCACTAATGCTGAATTCTCCGCTTTTAAATGTAGAACATGATAAATCTATAATAATCAAATTTTCCACGCCCAAAGATTGCAAAAATTCTATTAATTGAATTGTTGTAATTTCATCTATTTCCATTCCAACACTTTCCAACAACTCAAAAATATCAGGCTCACCTTTTAAATTATAGATAACTATTTGATTAAAATATTGTTCTGTTATATTTTCTGGGTTTAAAACTTCGCCATCTCCAAATTTATAATATAATTTATCTGGAATACTATCATTTTCGTTATAAGTAGTTATTTTAAACGCGTTATCGTAAGAATGCGCATATCTTTGAAAATTAACGTCAGTGGTTTTTTTAGAATTTAAACGTTTGTGTTGTTTTATAATTTCCTTAGACTGACTTTCATTTTCTTTAATCAAATCCGATTTTATGTTTTCAGACAATTCCTCTATTTGAGATAATGACATTGAATCCCAATTGTTTTCTGAAGATGAAATATTTTTAGAAACGGTTTCTGTCAAATTTTCATAATTTTCTAAAGTAGATATATTTGGCACGCCCGGGACGACTGCATTTATAATAGTGACTGTCATTTTTTCTGGAACAGTTCCTTTCATTGCATAACCATTTTCTTTCAAAGGAATTTCCCCATGCATATTTATTCCGATAATTACCGTTTTAGGTACATCCATATAAGTATTATTATATTATTGTTATATTATTTTTATTTACCATTTTGTCTTTTTAACGCTAATTTTTGGACCTTGCCCGCGTTTTTTAGCATTATTTGGGTCATATTTTTCATCTTCTTCGTCTGAGTTGATATCTTTACTGAGTTCCCAAAATTCTTTTGAGCCTAATTTGAAATCATTGTGCGAATCGGCCTTATACCAGAAGACTTGTTCATGTAATCTGTTGGATTTTGCATTATTATTAATCACCAAGCACTCATAATTTTCCGTGCATTGGTCCATGACCTGGCAAAAGGACTCAAATGTTGGGAACATACCTGCATAATTTTCGTATATGCGTTTTCTATTGGCAATGTATGGTTCCCTCAAAATAAAAACATAATCTATATTGGTTCTTAGTGTTGGGGGAATGCCCAACGGATATTGCATTGTTATGATAAGCATGATTTTCCAATGACGTCCGTTCATAAAGAGAAGACGCATCATTTTATCACGAGTCCATGCTCCATCATAAAGACAATCATCTAAAATAACAAATGCCCTCGGGTCAATTGTGCTTCTCTTAAAACTCTCCATTTCCTTTTTTATCTGCTTTAAAACCGACTTTTGACGTTTTAGAATATTCTCAACAATAGCAGTATTGTATTCATTATGAATAAATAATTTTGGAACCATCTTACCATAGAAACCGTTACCCTCTTCTGTGCCTGCAACTACAACACCAATAGGGATATCTTGATGATAATATAATAAATCTCTTACAAGAAACGACTTACCCGTATCACGACGCCCAATTAATACAACAACCGGACCTTTAGACTCATTCGGTTTGAAACTAATAGTTTTCATATCAAATTTTTTAAGTTCTAAAGTCATACTGGCGGGTTTAATGTTACTTTAGAAAATTCACTTAAAATAAAATACGCAATTCACTAAAATTGATAACACAGACAATAAATAAGTTAAAAATTAATATTATTAATATATTATTTGACTAATGGATAACGACAATACCTCTTTTAAACTTAATTATGAAAAGAGAAAAAATGCAGAGTTATTTAAGGACTTTCAGAGGGAAGACCTAACCTTTCTCTCAGAGACACAAAATTATATTCCTATTTATAAAAAATTTTTCCTATTGAATGATACAAACTATAATTCTTTAAACCTAAACAACAGTTGGTTTCTAACAAATATAAAGAACAGACAATGCGATTCAGATAATAAATGCTTGTATAATTGTTCTATCCAAAATGTTGATACTGGAAAAACAAAGAAGAAGCAGGTG